TTAACATATTTGTATTATACTCTGTTTGATTGCTTTTGTCAAGCTATATTTAGAAAAAATCATCTAGTGTTGCCACTCTTGAATTCTTAAACAAATCTGATTCAGGCCCAAAACACCAGACATTCTCAATAAACATTTTGTTCATGTGTTCATCTAGTTTTGCCTTATCAAACTTACCATCTTCGTCATTGAATACTGCCTTGCCTTGTGGGCGTTGCATAATTCTCATGCCGACTTGGCCAAGAAACTTGTCTTTAAATTTGTCAACAAGTTCATCACCAGAACGATAACGAACACCATGTATCTTTGGGTCCATAATGTTGACAAACATATATTTAGAAACTTTCATTGTGTTTTCTGCAACTGGCAAATAGAAATCATCTCGCCATTTATCATACTCGTTAAACTTAAACCAAGATTGATTTTCTTCTAATTCACCACCCTTGTTATATTCTTCTGTTGAGAAATAAGGTGGACTTGTAAATGCACAATCAATTGGTGGCAACTTATCATATGGCAAATCTTCTGCACCACAATTCCATATTTGTACCTTTTTGGGTTTAGATAGAAACTTATTGTATTGAGATATTTGTTCTTGGTATCTTCTATATGTATTTGGGTTTGGGTCACAACCATAATATTCTTCAGCATCTGAGGCAAAGAAACCTGCAAGTCTATCACCCCAACCACAACTTGTATCAAGTACAGTTTTTGCTTCTGTTATATCATAGATTGCTTTTGCAACAACAGGTTTGAATTGTGTTGCAATATAAGTACCAAGTCTAAAAGCAGAGATATAACTTTTATCATTCAACTCACCGCCCATCAATTGTTCTTTACCTTCAACCATGACCTTTTGAACACCATTGATGCCTCGCCAGATAGGACCAAAACATTTCCATATGTCGTATGCAGTACCATTTTCCCACACTTCTTTAGGTGCTCGAAAACCATAACTGCCACATTCTAATCTTAGGTCTTGCATGAAATAATTTGATACATCATTGAAGGTACTAGCACCATTAATCAGGCCAAGTCCATAATCTTCGTAACTATATTTGTAATCATCATATTTTTCAAATACAGTTTTTTCTACTTGTTCATTCGGAATACAAATGGTGCTAGTATCAAACTTTTGTAAAGAATGAAACGATTCTCTCATTCTATCTTTAGTGATTTCTTTTAGTGGGAATACAGGTCTTTCTGTTGCAATATAGTCAGCAAGAGTTGTTCGCATCTTCTCTTTGCCATACTCTGCGTTATACCTTTCAAAGGTCTTATTATCGAGTATTGGCAACTTATCTTCTTTAGCCGCATCCTTGAAACGGCTATATAGTTCTTCATCTCTTATGTAGTGTGTAAATGCATTTTCTTTCATTCTCTATTCCTCATAACAATTGACTGATACCATTTCATTAACCATATCACCTTCTGTGGGTGATGTTCGGGGTCTGGCATATTGTCTTTAAAATACTCAATAAATTTTTTTAGTTCTTCGTCTGTCATTAGAAAAAATCATCTAGTGTCGATTGTCTTTCAAAACTCCAGTCAATCGCATTAACAATAAATCGTAGTGGTTCTAAAAACGACTTATCAAACTGATTATCATAATCAATATACTTGTGCAAATCAAACTCTTTTGGAAGAACACTAATGAAAGATACTACATCTTCTCTCAACGAATTAGGTTCTTTCAATTTAATAAACTTAATCTTGTCGCCTTCTTTTACAGTTTCATACTTCTTTAACTTATGTTTATTCAACAGATTGTTATATAACAAAGCACCACGAACATGCATTGGTGTAGATTTTTGATATATTGTTGTTGACGAAGTATACTTTTTCAGATTATTGCATGAACGAGGAAACGCAATCTCATGTGGCGGCAACGACTTAAACTCTTTTCTAAAGTTTTCGATAAACTCAATCAACGAAGCTTCGTCCTGATTCATAATAATACTTAACGCCTCTTTAATCTTAACACGACATGGTGCAGGTGTAGAACTTTTGACTGCCTCGATACCCATGATTTTAAGTTTAGGTTGTTTCAGTTCAACACCTTCGTCATTGTAAACATTTAGAATATATCTTTTCTTTGCAGTCCAGATACCTTTGTTTGCAATTACTTCTCGTTTCATAATCATTTTTTGCTCATATGCATTTACATATTTAGCAAGTTTATCAAACGACTTGTCGATTTGAGGTTGTATAGTTTCTTCACAAAACTTATCCATGACTTTCACAATCTTTCTTGTGTTAGATTTATCTTTAAATATCTTGTCAACTACTTCGCCTAAACGAATATAAATGGAGTCTGTATCAGAAGCAACAACATATGTTACACTCTTTGTCTTTAACAACTTATTTAGAAACTCATTGACATCTCGTTCAATCCATCGAATCGTCAACTGACCTGCCTTGGTAATACCTTCTGCATGTCGAACATCAAAGTATCGAAAATACTGATTGCCGATTGCACCATAGGCACTATTCAATGCAATCTTTCTTGCCAACTGAATGTTGTGATTCTTGGCAATTTCAAATTCATATTTCTTATCACCAGTCTGTTGATACATCTTCTGTGCTTCAATCATTTTCTTTTTATAGATAACTCGTTCTTGATATAAAGTATCCATAAGTTCAGGAAGAAAACCTCGTTTGTCAGTTCTAAACTGAGCGCCATTTGGCGTTATTGTTCTACCATCTAAGTCAGACAAATCAGACTTCTCATGCAACATATTTTCTACATTCACACGATTAGGTTCAAACCCAACCATCGTTTCGGGTGAGATGTTGTACTGCATAATCAAATGTGGATATAGACTGTTTAAATCGAAACTACAAATCCAATCGTGAAAACCAACAACAGGGTCTTTCACATAGGCGCCTTCATAACCATCAGATGTTTTAGATTCTTGCATGGCAGGTGGAACAATATTCTTTGAACGAAGATGATTATAAATGATTGTATCCCACACTCTTACTTGACCAAAGACATCTTGATAGTTTACCTTTGCTTCATAGGCCATAGTCAAATGCAAGGCAATCAATTGCATCTTATCTTCTAACTTGTCAACGAGTTCAACATCTTGTATATTGTATTCTACAAATCGTTGATAGTCGTTCTGATAAAATTCTTTGAAAGTGTCATATGGATTATCTAACTTGTTTTGACCAAGTTCAACTTCGCCGATATGGTCAAGTTTGTAACTCTCTCGTCTAACGAAAGTATGTTTACGATACAAGTCAAGATAATCTAAAGTTGCAACGCCAAGTAAATCAAAATACTTTTCTTGTCTGTTATATCCTAATCCTAAAGTAGTACCTTCATTGACAATACCCCAAGGACTAAACTGTTGAATCCATTCTTCGCCCATGATGTTTCTAAAACGATTCATCAGATAAGGTATATCAAAGAACTTTACATTCCAACCAGTAATGATATCAGGATTGTATTCAACCCAAAACTTAGTAAACATTTCAATCAAATGTGTTTCGGTTGAGCAGTTAAAGTATTGAACATCTTCTCTGTCATTTACAAAGTTGCCCATGCCAAAGACAATAATCTTTTTAGATGTATGGTCTTTTACTGTAATACAGATTAAAGGTTCGGCCGCTTTGTCAGGACTAGGAAAACCATTCTCACTCTCACACTCAATATCGATTGAAAGTAATTTGATTTGCGATAAGTCCCAGTCAATTTTGCCAGAGAATTCATCAGCAATAAATGGATATTGATGTCTTGTGTTGCCAAAGTATTCAAAGTTTGTAACATTCTTGTATTCATTCACCCACTTTGTAGATTCAGGAATACTGTCAAACTTTATCTTTTCGACATTACGACCATCTAAAGTTTTATACTTTGTTTCTTTACCGACTGGAACAAACAGAGATGGTTTATAATTAATTCTATATTTCTTTTGAGCGCCATCTTTATCGACACCACGAACTAACAACCGACCTCTGTAAGGAAGTACACTTGTGTAGAACTTCATTAATTATATTTGTG